AAATACGGTAATATCACTTAAAATCTTTGCTTCAATCTGCATTTGAATACTCCAATCTCTACTCTGAATGTTATGGGTTGTGGTAAAATAAATAGGGTGTTTGTTTAGGAAAAATTATGTGTTAGTTAATCATCAAGACTTTCTAATCCACTCATCTCTGCCAACTTTTTTCTGAGTGTATTCTTTTCATCTGCCACCTGATTTTCCATCTGTTTCTTCAACAAAATACCTTTTGATGATTTCTCATCGTAAATCTGTATCTGACCGATACTTGTGTCCATTACGACAGGGAATGTTTGACCATCGGCACCAAATCTATTCTTAATAATATGGGCACGTCCTGTCTTATTGACCTTATCTTCTAACTTACGGCTTAATGAGATAACTAAATCAGCAGTCATAATCTTATTATATGATTCTGAAATCTTGTCTGCCTGAATAACGTCATCTTGAATAGAACTACGTTGTGTTTGCGATGCTGTCCAACACGGAATGTTGAGTTCACCAGCGATACCACGAAGCTCCTCGTATATGGCACCCAATTCTTGATAACGGGCATCTACTCGTTCTGCTGCTCTTAATAAGTCTGCGTAGTCAACCAACATCAAATCGGGCTTGTATCCCAATGCTGTCAACTGTTGTACGTGTGCCATAAGTGAATTACACGTTGCACTTCTGGCAGGATAGTATTTAATAATTAGTTGTCCAGTAATCTTTGACACCACATCTTTAACGGCATCAACATTATCAGGAATCTTTCCAGGTTCAATACCAGTAAAGATAGTATCATACCGAATACCAACATAGTTTTCGTTAAGTTCAAGAGTGTAATGTACCACTCGCTTTCCCTTACGTAGTGCGTTTGCACCAATCGTAGACAATGCCCAACTCTTACCGATACCAGACGGAGCTGCGATGACACCAAGTTCACCACCACCCAATCCACCACCAGTAATTGCATCAATTACATCCCAACCAGTCGGAACCGTATCACGAGAAATACGAGCCAATCGTGCCTCGACATCTTCCGACCAGTTTAGACCGATTTCCTTTGGTTGTCCACTACGAAGTGCGTGGTCAACAACCGTCTTAATCTTATCGTAATCACCACTCTGTAGTAAATCAACCGATTTAATGATTGCCGACTTTAATGACTGATTACGAGCAAAGTCAAGAAACTTATCACGAACATATTCTGCATCCGTATCGGTGACCTTCGTGACCACCTTACGAAGCAATTCAATAGTTCCCGCACGAAGTGAATCGTCGGTTTCTTGTGATAATTCAATCTTGAAATATTCAAGTGTTGGTAGTGTGCGATATTCGTTATAAAAGGATAGAGCTTTCTTCGCAATCCATCTACCAGAATCACTATCAAAGAAGTATGGATTGATAACATCAAACGACTGCTCCAAAAAATCTGGTGCAGAGATTATCGACGATAATACTTTTGTTTGAAACTCAATACCATACTTCGATAGATTATCTACATTCGTATCATAATTTTGTGGTGCTGATACTATCGGAACCATTAGAGAACCTCGTTAGTGGAACAAATGTGGACGCAAGCCACATATCGTAAGTCGGAAAGTTAGATATAACTTTACTACGAATCATCAACTTTGTCAAGTCCATCTTGCGTAAATCCGTCTTAACAATGTCTAATTTATGAACTATTTTCATTTTTGCATCTGTTGAAATATTAACATCTCGTAACTGCATGAGTTGCATATTTCTTTCTACTATATCTTTATTACTTAAAATATTCTCAATTAATTTCGGTTTCTTCTTTACATCTGTATACTTTTGTTCGATGAAATTATAGTCAACTGTATTTGTATTATCTACAAGTTCTGGAAATAACTTTAATACCGTCTTTTCACCAGCCCCACGGATACCATCAATATTATCACTCTTATCACCAAGTAGTGCCCGATAATATACAAAGTTATCAGGATGCACCCCATAGGTTTCTATAATCGTCTGCACATCAAATGTTTTCTTCTTGACGGGATTGTAGACCTTTGTAGTTTCCGTCACCATTTGCAAGAAATCTTTATCTGTAGAATAGATGATAGATTCTCCACCTTGTGCGGTGATCAGTTCCGATGCATATGCAATCACATCGTCTGCTTCAATATTATCCATTGTGAAAATCGTAACAGGGAGACACTCTAACATCTCAATAAGTGTCACCAACTGATACTTCATATTTTCTGTTTCTTGCTCTTCGGTTGTCATATCGTACTGACGATTTAACCGAGTCGGCGGCTTACGATTTGATTTATAGTCTGAATAGATTTTACGTCTACGCTGTGACCCACCCTTTCCGTCAAATACAATCACAACACGAGAAGGTTTGAAATCACGAACAACAGACCCAACACTTTTCAGAAATCCAGACATACCACCAATATGATTACCATTATCATCAAGTGTTGGAATTGCTGCATAACTACGTAAGAACGTATTGAGTGCGTCAATAAAGAGGACACGACTATTATACTTCGTGTCCTCCTTACTGACATCAAACTTCATTGATTCAAAAACTTTCTGTAAATCACTCATTTTCTTCTGATTGCTCAGCTACGTTTTCCATTATTCCCATACGACGAGCCAATGCTAATACATCTTCATCAGTCATAGTATTAACATCTATGTTTTCAAGTTCGGCAAAAATAGGATCATTTTCACTTATGTTAGTTATAGCTTTTTCAACTTGATTTAGTGGAATTGGAGGAATTGTAGTATTCACAACAGATTGCTGTGTTGCGACAGTAGTGTTATATACCATCAATTTTCTACGAAGTTGTAGTTCAAACTTATCAACATTTCCGTTTGCATTAGTAAATGCTTCTAATGCAACCTCAATGAATTCTTCTAACATATTATTCGTCCAGTAAAAGTTGTTTACTATCTTCTTCACCAGTATCAAGTGTCATAGCGTCTGGATTATACTCACTACGATACTTCATAATGAGTGTATCACAAATCTTACTATAGATTTCTTCCTTACGGGTGATGTTCGAGTCTAAGAACTTCGGGAAGTCCTTTGATTGGAACTTAACTTCTTCACCAGTAGTTTCATCAATCATAGTATACCATGCACCAGATTGCTTAACCAAGTTGTTTTCCTTCAAGACATCCAACCAACTACCATAATCATCAATACCACGGTCAAAGTAGATGTCGAATTCTGCCACACGATGTGGAGGACCAAGACGATTCTTAACCACAACCGCCTTGACATTCACACCAACAACATTCTTGTTTCCATCTTGGATTTTACCAATTAAGGACAAACGAATACGAGTTGATGCGTGGAATGCGATAGCCTTACCACCGGAGGTAGTCCACGGGTCAGAGAACGCAGGAGCGTTCATCTTCTGACGGAGTTGGTTGGTGAATACTAATGCGATACGTTCACGACCGAGGAGGCCGGTAATCTTTCGCATTGCCTTACTGATAATGATTGCCTTGTCAGTAGCGTATCCGTCCTTACCGAAGTCGGCTTCCATTTCCTTCTTAGTAGAAGCTGCGGCAACGGAGTCAACGATAATCGTGACCAACTTATCTTTGTCCTTGCCAGCTCTGACCTTTTCAATGATATTGGTGATTGCATCGAAGATATCTTCAACCGTAGAAAGATGAACATATACTAACTTGTTCATATCAATACCTACAGCCTTAAAGAACTCTGGATTAACTGCGGTTTCAGTATCAATCAATACTGCCACACCACCACGTTTCTGTGTATTAGCGATAAGTTGTGCACCGACCAACGATTTACCAGAACCTTCCAATCCAGTAAGTTCAGTGATACGGCCCACAGCGATACCACCGTGGGGACGATTACTGATTGCGATATCCAACATTGTTGCACCAGTCGAAATAAAATCGGTGAAATCCGTTGGAGTATCTTCCTTACCATCAAGGAAATATGCAATCTGGTCAGAGTCTTTGTTTAATTTGTTAAGTGAGTCTGCGATGACTTGTGCCAACTCGTCACGGTCTGCCGCAGGAATTGGTTTCTTAGTTTTCTTTTCGGTAGCCATAGTTGATTACCGATTAATTGTCGAATAGCTTATCGAACTCATCAAGAGCGTTCTTGACTTGTGCCGACTCAGAAATCTCCGTCTTAACGTCAAGGACTTCGGCGGTCACACTCTTGACCTCAGAATTACCCTTTGCAGGAGCGGGGGTGGGAGTCGAACCATCTGGGTCAAGATACTTCTGGAGAACAACCATCAACTCTTCATAGGAAGGTTCCTTGTAGAGTGCAAAGATATCGGGCTGTTCCGAGAGAAGCTTCTTAGCAACATCAACATCACCGACCACAGGGGTCTGATTCGGCTTAACCTTTACTGAGGTCTTGGCAAAGTTCGTGTCGGACTTCTCTTGTGGGATATATTCGACCACAACATCACGACCAACCTTCGGATCAGTAATATCACCGTAGTCAGGATCAGCGATGTAGGAAAGGAGGTCCTGATAGACCGTCTTACCGAATGAGAAGAAACGAACACCCTTGTCCTCTTCACCACGAACGATGATAGGAACATAGGTACGAAGCTTCGGACGGAAAGCGTTAGCCTGCTTCCAGGCAGCCTTCTCCGCTTCACGACCTTCACGGCGTGCATCTTCAACTAACTTGTCTGCGAATTCCGCGATAGGGTCGCGGCGACCAAATGAAAGAGGCGAGATGTAAGTCTTATTTCCGATATAGTGGAAATAGAGTTCAATGAAAGGGTTCTCGCGGTTCTTTGCCCACGGGACAATACGGATGGTTGTCTTACCTTCGGTGGGCTTCCAAAGCGACTCACTTCGGTCACTTTGCTTTGTGAATGTGTTGAGCTTTGCCTTTAGGGCATTAAAATCTAGTGCCATACAATTTTCTCCTTAGTGTTTAGAGTTGAGTGTTTAATACACCTCACCACGTATGATAATGAGGTCAGTTGTGTTTGTCAAGCCTTAGTTTTGAATATTAATAATATTTGATATTTTAGTATTTACTTTTTTAAGGCGACCGTATGCGGTGACTAAAACAGTATTTTGTAATTCAGTCCAATCAATCTTATAGGTCTTATCTAATACACCACCATTCTTTTCTTCAATCAACTTATTAATAGCATTGATTGTGTAGATAGTGTTTGTTTGCTTCTTTCTATGTACTGAAATTGTAGATTCTGGTGCTTCACCAAGAACTGGTTTCGATAAATCGATATTATACGTCAAGATTGCTTGATTCTCATCATTCACATTATCCAACACATAAACCGAATTAAATGCGAGTGTGTAGATTTTCTTGATTTGTTCTATGGTGGATTCAATATCCTTTTTTGCACAGAAAGTACAAAGTAACTGTGTTTCTGGTTTCATAATAATAAACTCATTAGGGTAAAACTTCCTGCTTTTTTACTCCTAATAAATATTATTATGTAAGGTCAAACCTTATATTTCTACCTTCAAAAGTTCATTGTAATTTTTACCCTTATACATTCTAGTTGGATACATTTCTCCCTCTAACAAACTCTTGATTGCTGGGAGCATTGCTGCTTCCGACCTGTGTAAATCTAAGAGTAATGCGTCATAAGTGTAGAGAATAGGTTTCGTCAATCGTCCCTTTAATAACTCACACACCTTTGCGACATTAGTGAGTGCTGATTCTGTTTCCAACCATTGTACAGAATAGTTAAACACTTTATTCTGCGATGGTTCTTCGACCACCAGTTTCTTACCCGTTTTGGTCTTTACATATCCAGAGCTTCTATAGATTTCCCATATCAGTTCACTATACTTTCTAACCTTATGGAAGAAATCAACATTACCGAACTCTTCGGTCATTCCATACATCAATGCAAATGTTCTTGCTTTTGACGCCTCATATTCCTCAGGATTGACCTCCTCTTTACCATAATACTGCTGAGCGAGAAAGGTATGGACAGAACTATTTGGAAGGTCATATCCCATTTGTGCCCCAACCAGACGTAAGTGGAACGCTTCGTAGTCAAACTGGATGAGAAGTCCATCGTCCCCATATCTACTGGTAAATGCTCCACGAGTTCCATCCGATTTATTTAGTGCAGCAAAATTGATACCACCATACTTGTTGCTTGGACGACCTGTAGCAGTATATGGATTATATTCTGAATATATTGTATTATTAGTTATATATTTTTTTATGTCTGACCCAAAGTGTTCTGTCAAGATATTCTGGTCAATACATAGCCCCGACTTCTCAATCGTGGTCAACGTTGGAATGATTGTATTATTGACAAACTCATACCCATCTGGTGTTGTATGCTTCTTGTATGATTCGTGGATGAAACGAAGTAGGTTGTGTCCATATTCCATCCACATCGTCAACGGGATACTGAGATGCAGGTTCTTAAACTGAAACTGCTGTAATGTTCGTTGGATATTCGGAGTATAGTATTCACGAATTTCTGGAATACTATTACTGGATAAGTGGAGAATAGTCGCAACATCATGCACCCGTTCGTGTGGAACACTTGGGAACGCATGAAGGATTTCTCGTTTGTATAGGGTAACAATCTTAAATGCGTCTTTAAGTTCGACCGATAGAGGGATACCATCGGGATGATTAAAGGGAACGCAGAAGTATTCCCCGTCGTTAAACGCAATATGTAAAGAGGACACTTGATTGACCGCAGGATGCGAGTGCTGGTCAACGAGGATAGGTGCCATATACGACACCTCGGTATCTATTCGCTTCTGTAGTTTTTGTAAGTCCAGAACCGATTGTACAACCATTATTCCCCCGAATAGAATTCCATATAGTTTCGTAAATGATTAGTAATACCTGGAAGTTCTTCTTCTGCTAGTCCAAGTAGTGCCTTGTTTTGGCTAATCACTCCCTTGATTAATATATTATCACCACTTGGTAATGTCAAGATGGTATCTTCAAGTTTACCGCATATTATCCAATCTATTTTAGTTTTTCTAAATAATGGGTTATTAAGTATATTGGAATACATACCACCAGTTATTTCAAACACGGTACCATATCTTTGCGATGTATATTTCGCAAAATAACGAGACTTCACTTTTCTTCGTATATCTTCATCAGTAATACTTGGTGAGACATTTGTAATTGTCAAAGACAATTTATTTTTGGTATTTGTATCTCCCAAAATCTCAAATAGTGGACGAGGTATATTTGTTAACATGTATTATTCCGATTTTAAATTTTTAACTTTACCTGTTGGCATCGCATTGAACCTAGAATGAATTGTTGTGTTCCATCCTCTTCCAATAGTAATATTTTCTGTTAGTCCGAATAGTTGGAATGCACCAAACTTTTTGTAATGCTCATATGTTCTACCAACCCAGAATATTTGTCCAATACGGAACCCAGATGCACCAGGTATCGTAATATCGGCTGTGATTGCCAATTTACCTGGTGCTCTCCACGCGTGTGAATAATCTACCTCTCTATTTCCAGACCCAGCGTTTGCAGACATTTGTTGTCTCATAAGGTCTGGTTGTAATTCAAACAAGTTTCGTTGTATTAAAAATGCTGCTTCTGCTGGTATTAAATTATCTACCTTTGCTAAATTAGACTTTGCTTCCGCTTGAAGAGACAGATTTGCTTCCGCCGCAAGATTAAGAAGAGCCAATTCTCCATCTAACTGTGAATCGCTATATAGTTTGTTTGTATTTTTTAACCAATCTCTATATGGTTTTTTATCAAAACTAACAAATGTATTACCACCCCGTACATCGTCTGCTAATTTTACAACATCGGTGTCTCTTGAAAATTCTTGTTTCAATGGTTGTGTATATGTTTTTAGCATATATGAATCTATAGCTGCATCTGGATTAAACGGTGTACTAGCTCCAGGTGTATATGCTGTTGGTGTTGACCCCGTTGGTCCTCGTCTACCACCTTCAACCGCTTCCACGGCATCAATAAATCTTATACGTTGTTGTTCGGTCAACGTATTCATTAGTGTATCTTGGGTAATTGCTGGTGTTGCTGGGTTTAAAGCTCTTACTACTGTATTAATGTAATTTTGTGTATTATTTTCACTGGGTGGTGCGTATGTGCTCAATGCAACACTAATGGTCTTATCTTTATATCTTGACCCTTCAAATAGCAATTTTCTTTTTGCTTCACGACCCATCGCATAAGTAGGAAAAATAGCAAATCGTTCAGGTGGATTTCCACCTGGTGGGGGTTGTTGTCCAGTTCTATCTATTTCGGCTTGACTTAAATCTAATGCCCCCATACTTCTAGCAAAAGACCCATTTTCTAAATTACCAGGATTATTATTTCTTGCGGCAAACGTACCTGTACGCCGTGCAGTTGTGTTATCATCGTACTGCACGATGTTATATCCAACGCCTACCTTAAGTACTTTTACTATTTTCTTGTCTGCATCTGCCATATTACAGTCCCCCTCGTGCAGCTATGGCACCTGGACCTGTTCTTCCTGGTACTCCTACTATTTCTGGTTGTGGTTTTTGCGCATCTATTTGTTGTTGAGCTGCCGCAACCGCTTCTCTTTGTGTTTTGGTTATAGCATCAATTTTATTTCTAAAATATTGTTTTGATTCTTCAATTTTATTTTCTACTATAATACGTGCACGAGCAGCTATTCTTGCATCTGCATAATCACGATTCCATGCATAAAAACTTGAACCCCACTCAGCTTTTTCTCTATTTTTTTCACGTTCAATCAATGCTTTTGTTCTGTAAGCGAATAGTGCGGTTATAGCTGCTGCTTGTGCCTCGGTTATTAAAGAATCTCTTCTAAATCGTTCAAATGTAGAACGATAAGCTCTAGCTTGCTGTACTGTTAAAAATTGTCTATTATTGAATATTGTTGTAATAAATTGTGCAACTTGTGGTGGTACACCCTGTGCTCCAGCAACACTAAATGGTGCAAGTAAGCCAGATATATTTTCTGTTCCACTCGCATCTCCTAATAATTGACCAGATAAAGTTTTCGCTATATCTGTTGTACTCAATCCCCCAGGAGGATATGCTGGTGGTGTGCTAGTTTCGACACCAGATTGTGGTTTATTCGTTCTAGCAAATATATCGGTGAGTCCTTTATTGTTTACAAAGTCTGCATCTCTACGTTCAGGAGCAGTTATTAAATTACCACCGTTGATTCCCGACACCGCTAATTGCGAGAACAACATTTTTGGATAATCGGTACTTACCTGTATATCCAACACATCAGGACCCAAAATGTCTGGTTGTCCTTTGTCATTTACTACATCTGTGCTTAATAATTTTTTATTGAACTCATAGATTTTATCTTCTGAATTAATAGCTATTGTTCTTGCGTTATCATCCAAGATACGAAATTGTTGTCTGTCGTCATCATAAAATAACTTCAAATCCCAGTAATTTTCTGTTGCTGCGTTGATATTACGAAGGAGTGCTTCTAGTCCTTCCATAATAGTTCTTGCGTTCAAAAACACTGATTGTATTCCTTTACTATTCAACCATACACCCGTCGCTAGTGAAGTTATACCACTTTCCGTAATTACGTTTGATCCAAATTTTCTACTTTGTAACGCGCTATAAGTTCCCTCACGTTCTGCATTACCAGCTGCACCACCTGCTCCAAGTAAACTTGTATCTCCAACAAGAGTTCTGTTATTATAACTCCACGAACCATTACCATCACTTCTTTGTAATTGATTGATAAGTCCAGATTGCTGTGCTTCATTTGTAGTTCTTCTATTTGCTTTAGCTATAGCAGCTTCGTTGAAGATAATCATTGTTTCTGGATTTGTTGACCGTAGATATTCATTAAATCCAACAACGATAACATCAGTTCCATCAATTAGTGGAGATACCAAATTAGATAGTTGTGCTTCACCATTTGTAGCAGAGTTAATAATAGACACAACCTGTCTATTCAAAATTTCGTCTACAAAGTGTCCAAAACTTATAAAATACGAATCTTCCAATCCCAAATCGTTAGTAGTCCCAGAATCAGCAGACGATGGAACATCTGTTCCTGGTTGTGCTGCTCTGTCTATGGGGTCATAAAATCGTATTATGTTTCCAGCCGTATTATTAACGTTGTCTTTCAAGTATGTAGAGAACGGACCATTTATTCTAAAATATTCTGATACAGACTTGACTACCGCTTGATCGGCGTTAACTTGATTTGGGTCAAGTGGATTTGATGTTGAATACGCAGAGATGTACAATAAATTATCTGCTCTACCGTATGCTACCACGGTGATTTTGTAGACATCATTTTGTAAACTTGTTTTTACATTTGCAATATTTGCTACGGCAAAATCATAATTAAACTTATTTGGTTTACACCACTTGTCTATAAAGCTTTGTCTTGAATCGGCAATCGCTAACCTTATATCGGTTTCTACTCCGGTTCTTTTGAAATCCAGAGTAGTTAGTTCTTCTACTGTATCTGTAGTAGAATGTATAGTTCCCCATTCCAATATAGAAGTCATTCCGGGAATAAAACACACAGCGTCTAAAATTTCCAACTGCTCTTGGGTATAACATTGAATTTCAAGAGTAAATTTTAATACGTTTCCATTGCGCAAACGTTCTACAGTCGCACTTGTTATACCTGGTGGTGGAAAATTTTGTGCTGCTGTGTCTTTGGTGGTTTGGGTATACATCAATCGTTGTTCACCACCAGTATCAGACTGTTTATATGTTGTACCGATAATCAATCCTTTGTCAGATTGTGTGCCATATAAATCTGCTGCAGAATAATTTTTATTATCCCATCCATGCAATCCTAAAGTAAAAAATCTACAATCCTTATATGCACCAAATGTTGGTCCCAATGACCCAGCATTATCAATGTTTGACATATCGGTAGCAGTGGTGAACCGTAAAAATGGTGTTCTAATACGCACCAAATTTTTACTAAACGAACGATTTCTTAATTCTGTTCGTAAGTCTTTGTCAAATACATTTAATGTTTCTACTGGGTTTAGTGCCATAGATTATTGTAGACCTGCTGATGGTATAACTAATTGTGTTCCACCCTTTAAGAAAAACGTACCGTTAACTAAGTTGTTCGCTTTTGCGATAATCCACCATTTTGAAGCGTCCCCGTAATAACGTGCTGCTAGTGTGTCAAGACGATCTCCATCTTGTGCGATTATCGTATATTCAAAAATATCAGGTGGTATAATATTTGTAATCCCAGTTTGGTAATATCTTCTACCATCTCGGGTTGTTAATACTTCAAAATCTTCTAGATATCTGAATATCATATGTTATCGTCCAGCTGTTGAGGTTGTCGAACCAATGCGTGGTACTCGTAATTGTCTTTGAATTCTTTGTTGGTATTCCAATAATGGATTTGTAGATGTCACTTGCTCAGAATAGTTGGGGTTGTATCTTATTTCATCTGCTCGTATTCTACTAGTAGTGTCTACTTGTGATATTCCTGTACCCACTCCTGCTGGCTGCGTTGCTTGTGCTACCGCACCACCAGCTTGTTGTGCCGATTGTACACCCGTTCCGTTTTGTGGATTTGCACGTTGTAATGCGTTCAATGCAGCGTAGTTGAATAGTTCTGCACTGTTAGCTTGTTGTGTAATAAATGAATTTTCTATTACGTTGAATGCCATAGTCAACTGGATTGCCATAGGAAGTTCTTGGTCAATATCCCATGGAATGTCGGTCAACTTCATATCAACGTTTTCTACATATCCTGGTTGGTCTACAAATACGTTTCCAATTGTTAGTTTTACTAGTGGTGCTACCATAAATCCACCAGCATCTTTTATAGGAAACACTAACTTATTTAACATATCTGCTCTAGCCCATATACCATTTAATTCTGCTTCACTAAATGCGACAAGATACATAGAGAATGTCGCATTTCTGTTCATACCCTTATACGTTATAAATCTTTCTGGTCTGCCGACATACTTAACTTCTTCGTATTGACCACGTGCGTTGTGATTCAAATCACTAATAAATGCTCTGAACTTTATTCCATTTGCTAATTCTGGTACACCTGGTACTGCAATTTTAAACATAACATAATCTTTTTCTGTTGATGGATCACCAGCAGTTTGTAAATCAGAAAGTTTTGTTATACGTTTGTCATCAATTAAATTGAATACGTCTTTTGTATATCTTGCACTTGTAAGATTACTTCCACGTGGCGTCCCTCTACTAACAGAACGTAATGTTTCTGTGTAGTCCGCAGAACTTCTATAGTCATCAGTTGGATAATCTTTTAATGCATTTCCTAGACCGCTATTGATACTTGTAAAGTTTGTTTTTTGTACTGCTGCTCTTGCTCTATCAAGATATGCTTGTCGTGAACCTTGTGGTCCTTGAAAATTTTTAACTGTACCATCGTTTTCCTTCATTAATGGCCATAAATTATTTAAATACAGTGCATCATATGCTGTTTGGTCTTTTACTAGAGTTGCATCATTTATACTGAATGCTGCACCAAGTGCTTGTTGTGCTGTAGTGAGTGCGTTTAATGCGTTTCCTACTTGACCAACATTAAATGTACGACCACCAATATTGAAATTAACTTGATTAATTCTATTTTGAACATATGCACCAAACGCACTATTTAATGCTCCAGTAAATCCACTTTGTTGCGATGGTTGTGATCCACCAACGAACTTTAATGGTAATTTTGTTTGTACATTAATTACAGTTTCCTTTTGTAATCTACCTTGTAATCTACTATCTCGTATTGCTGTTCCCTCTATCAATCGTGATACACGATTTAGTGGGTTTAGTAGATTTGCATTATTGTAATTCAGCACCATATTTTCTACTGATGCTGGGTTGTATGACCGAGACTGACCGAAGGTATTACCTGCTTGCAGTAATTGTTGAAATACCTTAAAATTTTGACCATCTGATGTTCTGAAGTATCTGTTCATTCTCTGAATATCACGTGGACCGGATACCAGTGGTAATGATTGTGAATTTTGCAACATTCTACTGGTGTCTATTACGTATGTTTCATTTTCACCGTTCTGGGAGTACGGTTTAATTTCTACAAGAGTATCATTTCTTGCTGGGTTCGTAGCTGTTTGATTTGAACTTGTACTTCTGAACGCTTCGTAGAATGCAGTACGTCTAGATCTAGTTATCAATGCTTTTGTTATCAATTGACTTTCTTGATACTCTTTGACTAACGGAATAGATGTTAATCTAGGATCTGTATAATCGTCGTATACCTTTTTCGGACGATTCGTAATCAATAATCGTGAAGGTACTAAATCTCCACTTACTGTACCACGTAATGACTTAAATGTTGTAAATTCATTATTCACAACGGAGTCCGCGTATCTTTCGGATAAAGTTTTTGTGGTTTTAGCGATAGTACTAAATATCTTTGCCATATATTAACCCACCACAGCTAGACGGTCAAGTGGTGACCGTGCGTTTAATGAAACCCGTCCAACTGTATTTCCGTCCATATCAATCTTCATATTTGAGAATGCCGCTGCTAACTTGTCTAATTTAGCTTCCATCTTATCCATATTGACATTAACCACATTGTTAACCGATGGTGTTTGTGTTGGTGTGAATGTTCCTTTGTTAATATTATCCAACATATCGGCACCGTATGCCTTAGTTGCCTTTGCATTCACCACGTATTCACCTGGTGATGTTGGTGTCAATATATTATCACTTGTTGCGGTACCTGGACCTGTAATTAATCCACCGGCCGCCTTTGCAGAACCCATAAAGAAACTTGTTAACATCGGAGTAACTGCACTACCTATCATACCACCAACTATTGGAGCTACCAATTGTGCACCTGGTATCATTCCAATTAATAGTGTTGCCAATACCGATGTGACTATTCCAATCAGTGTTGCTGCGATTGCTCGTTTAATACTTTTTGTTTGTTGGAATTCACTTATACCTGCAACAGCACCTCCAAGTACACCAGCTCCTGTAACCGCTGCTCCACCGCCGGCACCTGCCATAGCATTACCAAACATTCCACCTCCAGCCGCTACTGTTGGTGCTGCAACTGCTCGTGTCATTTGTGTTGATGTAGTCGCTATTTGTTGCGTTGGTATTGCAGATTGTCCCCGAGCAAGTGCCAACGCTTGTGATGCTGGCATATCTGGGTTCGATTGTCTCATGCTAGCTGCTAATGCAACTGTACCTGGTTGACTTGCTTGTATTGCTAATGCTTTTTGCGCTGCGGCGGCTGTACTCAATCCTTGTGATTGTAAATTGGCGGCAATTCTAGTTGTTTCCGCCAGTCTAACACTAAGTTGATTTTGTAATTGTTGTTGTGTCTGTCCAGCCACTGCTGTTGTTGATGCTGGTAATAATCCACGTACACCAGATGTCGTCGCAGGTGGTACTCTACCGGCAGGTATACCAGGTCTTCCTGGTATTGGTGGTGTTTGTCCACCTTGATAAAAAGTTCTGTCTGATTTAGGTGCTGGTAATGCTAATCGTTCTTGTTGTCTAGGTAATGATGTTGGTGCTGTAGTTGCTGCTATTTGTGGTTTTTCAGCTACCCCCAAGACTTTTTTAGCCAATAAAGCTTTCGTATTAAGTGCAGTAGCTACTGTTTGAGCTGGTATTACTGCAATCAGTGCTGCTAAAAAGTTTGCAACGGTTCCTACACGTTCTAATATTTTATCTCGTGTAGTTCTATCTTTTTCTTCTTGCGTTTGCTCTGTTGCCACAGCACCACCACCAGCAGCCAATCTTGTGATTTCTGCAACATTAAGACCTAAATCTTGTTCCAGTGCAACTTTTAAGAAACGATTACGTTGTAATTCTGCTAATAACTGTTGGTTTCCACCAAGTTGGCTTTGTAATTCAGATAATACTTCTTGTGGTGTACCTGTTCCAGCAACAGCAGCTAGTCTATTAAAATCAACTTCAACACCCATTGCTCGAAGTTCAGAGAACCGTTCTAGTGCTCCTTCAAAATTACCAACTATACCGTCAGCTAATGCTTCGGTTCTATCCAATCCAACACCAATACGTTGTGCGTTTGCTGCTGCCTGTGCTAGAGCTGCTGCATACTTGGTACCAGCTATTGCAACTAAATTTGCATTTTTTGCTGCGAATTCTAGTGCGTTTGCTGCCGTTAAACCTGCTGCTCTAAATTGCCCAATAAATGTATTTTTGGTTGCTTCCCCACCAACTACTAAAAATGAACGTTGTGCTTGTAAGAAAGTAGCGGAACTTATACCTAATGCTTTGGAAGCTTGTGCTATCTTTTGAGCTTCACCTCTTGTTAATATACCACCAAATTCTCTTTGAAATGCATTTATCGCATCAACACTTTCTTGAAAGGTTAGTGGTGGACCACCAGAAAAAAATGAAGTAATTTGGTTAGTAAATGCACCTACACCAACATTTAAAGCGGACCCAAATGTTGTACCTACTTGTTTTTGTAATCCAAAAACTGCTGTCCGTAATTGTGTAAATGCTTGTCCTACACTAAACAACGCAGTTCTAGTATAAAGGAATGCCGTCCCTACAGTACCCATTCCCTTTCTAACGTTATTAAATTCATTAGTAGTATTTGCCAAAGTATTTTGCATACTTTGTAATCTTGCAGCGAATGTATTAAAATTAGAACCAACTCTTATTGCATTTTTATTAAATAATGCTATTGCAGTTTGGTCAGTAACTTTTATACCATCAAATAAACCATTGAGAAGAACCGTTCCTCGTTTAAAAGCTTGACCAAGTGTTGCTGCATCTCTTCGCATTCTACCTATATCATTACCAGCAGCTTCAAGTTCTTCCTGTGTTAAATTTGCAGTCTTTTTTATTTTTTCGTTTATGGCATTCATAGTGGTAGCAAACTTTTTTGCTTCGCTAGCCACATTATTTAATTCAGAAGTAAGTCCATCCGCTGCTAGACTTGCTTTTTCCATATTAGGATCTACAGCCATCTATTATCTCATTTACGAGGTGATCGTTTCGTAGCCTTTTCTATTTCTTCATTTGCTTTTTCTACTGCGTCATTCATTTCCTTCAAATAGAAGCCGCGCAAGAACACTGGCATATTATATAAATCTTGAAAGGTAAATCCACCTTTTCCATGATACACCATAGAAAAGATGACCTTATGCATGTTCAACCTATATTCTTGCGTCAGGCCAAAAAAAGTCCGTGCCGATTGTGATTGGTAGTGTACTTTCGTGATTACAACTTTCGCAAGTATGTGATACTTCAAACTTTACGTCTGGTGTCACCGACTTGTAGAATTCACGAAGTGCTCGTGTATCTGCAACCAACATATTTTCTACCGTTTCACGAATAGTTTTTTGGTCAGATGCCCCATCCACTTCGGCAATAATATAACGTAGTCTGGTTGATACTTCTGGATCTATATTGGACTTTATTTTTTTCATAGCGTCCAATTCTTTTTGAATTTCTTTTTCAATCTTACGGGTAAGTAATCTTACTTTAATAGTTTTCTTACTAGCTGGTAATGTTACTGACAAATTACGTTCCGATACTTCTTTTGTTTCTAATTGTGATAAGTCTATATCCAACTCTTCTCTATTTGAACATGATGGACATGTTGCTGTAACTGGATAATCTTTTCCATATCCCATAATACGACTTGCTACCATTACCGCGTTAATATCACCCAAAAGTAAATCTTCACCGTGTACACCTTTTGTAACAATAAGACTATCGATTAACTTATCTAATACAACACCCTTTTGAATGAGGTTTTGTGAAGTTAAAATATCCTCTTCTTTTGCAGTCATATATTTTAATTCTATTTGACCACTACTGAGTGGACTACCTTCTGGATAAAACTTACCCTTACTTGGTAAATCGATTACTTCGGTAGGGAATGAAACATTTGACATAAAATAACTCCTTGGGTTGTAAATACTTGTATATAAATATCAATCTTCTATATTTTCATCGGTAAAATGGGTATTATATACCGAACTAATTCTGCGGACAAATTCCTTAAAAAATGATTTATTACTATCAGGAGTGACCAATGCTCCGTCCACAATAAGGTCTGCGACCTGTTGTTTCTCTTTGAGAATGTCCCGCATATATTCGTCTATGGTGTCCTCGCATAACATATAATAGGCTTGGACTTGGGAGGTTTGACCGATACGATGGGTTCTGTCCTCTGCTTGTTCGTGGTTTGCAGGAACCCAATCACAGTTGAGAAATACTACGGTATCTATGACTTTCTGTAATCCGTCGATACCCATACCCGCCGCCAAGAGACTAAAACATCCGATTTTAGCTTTTCCGCTGGTTAATCTATCAATACTTTCCTGCCGTTTATCTCTGTTCATATCACCCGTCAAGAGGGCGGCTTTGTCCCCATAATGTTCCGTCAGGAAACGAAGGGGGCCAAGATAGTTACTGAATATCAAGATTGACCTGTCGTTATCCAAGAACTCGTCAATCATTTCCATTAATCGTGGCATTTTCTTTTGGATAAGGAATGCTTGGAGTTTTGGCATATGGGTGACCGAGGGTTTACCGTCCATTTTCCATTTACCAAAGACTTCTTTGAGTAGTTCTTGATATTCCTTTTTTTCTTCTTTGGTAAGTTCTACATACAGGTCATTTCGTTGCTTTGGTGGGAGTTCTGTAAGCACCTCACTTTTCTTTCTACGGATGACCAAATCTTTTGTACGGTCATGCAAGTCTTGGAGATTTCGTGGAGCATCACCTTTCCATCCACCATAGCGTTCGACGAAATGGTAAAAGTTATTAAATCGTTCTTTATCTAAAAAGTTTAATAAACTAAATGCTTCGATTGGACGAGACATTACTGGTGTTCCCGTTAAGAAGATAGAATACTTGGTTTTAATCCCAGGATACTTTCGTCTTTCTTTCCACGACCCCAAGATACTTTTTGCTCTGATGGTTTGTCTATTCTTTAAGTAAGTTGCTTCATCACACACCAAGAGGTCAAACTTTTGTTCACGAAGTGATTTACTAATCTTAGCCACCGCATCATAATGCACGATGTGGAACTGATTATCCAACTCTCCGTAATAATGTTTACTATCCCAAATGGTAGATTTCTTACCAGTAAACTTTTTGATTTCACGTTGCCAGTTGACTACAACAGATAATGGACAGACAATAAGTGTTTTGAGATTGTGATGTTGTGCATATCCAATCGCTTGTGCCGTCTTACCCAAGCCAGGTGCGTCTGCAATCAAACAACGACCACCTGCTCTATCCACGAACTGTACACCAACTTTCTGATATGGATACAGATTGAGTTGCATCCCCTTGATTTGGAAGTCTGTATCTTCTTGACTACGGATTTCGTCGAGGTCTTGTCTACGAGATTTAAGTTCCTCAACTTTATCTAATACTTTCTTATCACACTTAATATTGGTGAATATCGTAAATAGTTTTGGAAGATGCACAACTGGAAACTCCCAATGCTTCTCATCGTTGTTCCATTTGCGACCATCAATTTCATACTTAAACTTTGCCAACATCACTTTGTCGTATGGCATAATGATTGCAGCGGTTTTATTATCAACTAATAACACCTCTACCTTATCACTTGATTGCTTGGGTAAATCTTTATATGAGATAGTTGGATTGTTCGTTCTGGGAAGGTCAAGTTCACTAATATCTTCGTTCATCAAGGTTTTTGCTGCTGCAATTCTCCATTGCTCAGGTAAACCATCTTGACCAGACATCCATTCCAAATACGAAGGAACACTCCTTGCAACGTGTGCTAAGGAGTGCCCTTTGAACCTACCCCACGTAAATATTACGTGTTCAGCCGACTTGTGTATTTCCATCTGTTGGAACTTTAATGTATTTCATTGTTTCCATATCTAATCGCCATCCGTCTTGTGGGCTTAAACCCATCATTAACATTAGTTCAATGTTTGCATCTTGAAGTTCTTGTAATGAACGTTGTTGGTATTCACGGATACGGGTGTTATGTAAATCAACTAATTGACGAATTGCTATTGGAACTGGTGCTTCTTTGATTTCTTCTGTCATATTACACCTTACGCTTGAAAAGTTGTGCCATATCATCTTGACGATGGATTAACTTACCTGCTGGTTCCCATTCTTGGTCAAGACCTGTGACCTTCATAATATTCTCAATCGAGCCATATTGTTGTGTCCAATCACAAGTTAGGTTGATAAGAACAAGGTCTGTCTTGTCATAGAGTTGCTTACGCACTTGTTCTGATACTACACGTGTGGTTTCAAGAAGTCTGCCTGGCATCAAAAGTACCAAACTATATGTATCTTCCTTCCACGTATTAAGGTCAAAGATGCTACCCATTGTAAAGACACCCCAATGGATGGTAGTTGCTGCGGACATACAACGTTGACGGTCTGCTTCAACACCGTGTGGGATGAGATCAAATCTGTCTCCAACTACACGACCTAACAAGACACCATTTCCACAACCGAGGTCGAGGACATTACCACCAGGAATATATTTCATATCCCCGATTGCGTCAATGATAACTTGGTGGAAGTGATCCATAGCTTCCTTATTACTAAATCCGTTTTCTTCCCATACGGAAGTATCTTCAAGAGATTTAGCGAACGAGATAGTTTTTGTGACGGGTTTGACTTTAATTTTCTTTTGATTATACGGATACGTTATACCAGACATACCATCAATAGGATATTCGTGTGCATGCTTCTGTACCACATACTTCCACGGGGTCATATCAGTTCTGGATGAAATCTTGTTGATTGGTGTACGGATTTCTGCGATACCATGCAGTGCTGACCATTCAACAGGCCACGAAAGTAATTCATATATCCAATTTACTTCTTTTTCAAACCCAAGTGTACGACCAAGTTCTGCCATCTTCATACCAAGTTCTTCTGTTGCCTTGCAATCAAACGAACACGGAAGATGTGATACCAATCGTACACCTTGCCAACGCCACATTATGTTTGCTTCAGGTGGAGTATCTGCCTTAATATGAATAGTACGATGCGTTTCATCGTCATCATTTAACTGCATATTTTCCGCTGCCATCGTCCACGTAGTATCAACAAATTCCTGGTCTACCCAATACTTCATAAAATGATTGGTGCAGCAGGTAGGATACCCAAGTAAACGACCAGCCTCACGGTCACGAATGCGGGGTTCTGCTTGCCAGATATTAAACCATTCATCTGCTATAGCTTCAGACTTTGTGAATACAACACGAATATTGTAATCACCACCATTATATGGTGTACTTGTAGACGAGTAAGTTCCTGCTTTTCCTTCTTTACCAATAGGAACTACGAGTACTCCATGTTTTTCGTATTCCGCAGTTAAATTTATGAGTTCTTCTGGTGATAATATATCTAGTGAAGATGGACGAATATCGTGAACAACCGACATACGTTCAATCTGTTTCCATGCGTTATTGATAGACGCAATGATAGGTTCGTATTTGTTTCTATTTTCTATAGAAGTCCACTGCACCCGAGTCCAATCAGGCAAGACATGCTTTATTCTTTGCATAACCCCTTCGTTGTTTAAATTAAACCTTCAACTTACTCTTTTCTTCTGCAATAATCTTCTTCAAGAAAGACTTCCAAGAATTACCAGTATCTTGCTGTTGTTCTGTAGTTCCTTGTGAAATTTCGTTATTATTTAAGGAATCCGAACCAAATCGTTCCATATACGATTGTGCATAACGACCAGTTTCGTCAACGTGGTCGGCATGGTCACGAGACATATCCCATCCCGATTGCTGATTACCAACAACTGTTTGTGAATTAGTAATAACCGGAACTTCTTCGGAAGTATTTCCTTTATCACGGAATTCTTCTGGAATTTCTTTCAACATTCCTTTTTCTAACAAGTCTTTTACGACTTCAAATTTTTGACCATATGCACCCGATGTGTCAACGTGGTCTGCGTGTAATCCTGGTATCATCTACGTATCCTCTTTATATTAAGGTAAATATCCGTACTTCTCTTTAAACTCTAATGCGTATCTTCCTGTTTCATCTGTATGGTCTGCGTGTGGCTTGTGTCCACCCATAGCTTGGTTCATCAAATATGATTGGATGTATCTTTCAATATCAAATCCAATATTTGGGTCAAGATACTTTTTAATGTGTTCTAATCTAAGTTCTGCACCTCTACTATAACCATACATCAAAATATCTTCATATCTCTTTAATTTTGGGTCTAGAGATAATGGCATCTCACCACGTTCAACCATCATTCGTTCATAGATACTAAACGCTACCTTCCAATTCATACAGGTATCCGTTCTATTTCTCCAGTCCATATCTGCACCTGTACCTGGGCAGTGTGACTTACACATAATAAAGAATCGGCACCCCTGACATCCACCATGTTCTTGTGGTGTATTATATAGTGCCATCTGACGTTCAAATCCGTCAACATCGGCTTTAATCCAGTTAATACCTTCTTTGTTACCACGACCGCAGTTTGCTTTATTACCTTGCGAGTCAATACCTTGCACCGCATGCGTGGTATATGGGTCACAAGTCATAAATGTACAGGTTGCGTTTGCATCGTCTGCACGCAACATATATTCTACGTCACGGAAGATATCAAACTGAAATGATTTCTTACCAGGAACATTTAGTTCACTGATTTCAAAGTCCCACATATCTAATAGGAACTCAATATTTTGTTCTGGTGTAAGAGCTAATGTTTCACCAACAGAACTATGGTCAATCTCTAGTGGATGAAGTCTTGCTCCATCAACACCCCACGACTGAAGTTCTTTAATCCATGCCTTGAAACGTTCACGATATTTTGGTAATCCGTTCTTCTTATGGATAGTAATAATTAAACCAAGTGAGAGCTTGTTGTCAAGACACTTTTTAATAGCTTCAAATGACTTGCGGGTAGCCTCTCTGGTCTTTTCTAATGACCCTGCCCAACGCGTGTCGTTCATTTCGTCAGGACCATCAAGTGATATTCCGACGTGAACTCTGTACTTCTTAAACATTTCTATGTGGCGGTCAGTAATTAAAACACCATTTGTTTGAATACCATTAAATCCATATCGGTCAAACCCCCACTTAAAAATAGTTTCTAAATCGTCAATATCAGTTAATAATGGTTCACCACCAAAGAGGGTAAAATTACCACCTTCTTTGGCAAGACCTTCTAACATTTTTTCAACGGAATATGTTTTATGTCGGAAATTACCCGCATCTCGCATGGGATGTTCGTAACAATACGGGCAACTTAAATTACATACTACACCAACTGGTTCTAATTCAATAGTCATATAACCTCGTGATTAATAAATCATTTTATAATATACAACACCGCACACCACTTGTCAAGCCCTAATTATGGACCAACAAATACTGGTTGGTCGCTATGTGGTGTGGTGTTATCCGTGTGTGCAGCATTAATTGTTGTATTAGTGTGCGCAATGTCGGTATGACTTGCGTTGATTGTGGTATCCGTGTGTGCGGCATTAATTGTAGTGTTTGTATGCGGGGTGTAATTGTCCGTATGGGCTGCGTTAGTAGTATTGTCCGTATGTGCTGCAGCAATATTAGTATGTGCGATATCCGTATGTGATGCTGGTGTTGTATTGTCGGTATGTGCCGCATTAATTGTAGTGTTTGTATGCGGAGTGTAATTGTCCGTGTGTGAGGCAATTGTAGTATTGTCCGTATGTGCCTTCGCAATATTACTAAACGCTATATTATTAAATGGTGTGGTGTTATCCGTATGTGCAGCACCAATATTTGTATGCGCGATATTGGTATGACTTGCATTTGTAGTGTTATCTGTGTGTGCCTTCGCAATATTACTAAACGCTATATTATTAAATGGTGTGGTGTTATTCGTGTGTGCAGCACCAATATTTGTATGACCAATGTTGGTATGACTTGCATTTGTAGTGTTATCGGTATGTGTTCTTGCAATATTACCAAATGCGATATTACTAAACGCAATATTATTAAATCCAATATTACTATGACCAATATTGCTGTGTGCAATATTAGTGTGTGAATTTGGTGTGTAACTATTGGAAAACCCTACATTACTAAATGGTGTGTAAGAATTTGCAAATCCCACATTACTAAATCCAATATCAGTATGTGATGCATTGACATTACCGAACCCAACATTTGAAAATGGAGTATAACTATTACTAAACCCCACATTACTAAACCCGATATTAGTATGTGATGCACCGATGTTCGTATGTGATGCTGGTGTTGTCGAATTACTATGATTCATATATTATTCCTTTTCATGCATTAGGCTGAAGGACCACCCTGATACGAATTTGTGTGATTTTGTGGTGTGTAAGAATTTACAAATCCTGTATACGAATTACTAAATCCAACATTACTATGTCCAATATTTGTATGCGATACGCCTATATTACTATGTGCAATGTTTGTGTGTCCAGTATACGAATTACTAAATCCAACATTACTATGACCGATATTTGTATGCGATACACCAATATTACTATGACTGATATTTGTGTGTGATGCATTGATAGTTGTATTGGTAAATCCAATATTACTAAATGCTATGTTACTAAATCCGATATTAGTATGACCGATATTACTGTGACCGATATTGGTGTGTGGTGTGTAATTGTTAGTGTGATTATTACCTGTATATGAATTGGTAAATGCTATATTATTAAACGGAGTAGTGTTGTCCGTGTGCGCTGCACCAATATTGGTGTGTGCGACATTACTATGTGGAGTATAGCTGTTAGTATGACTATTTGGTGTTGTGTTATCCGTGTGTGCTTTTGCTATATCTGTATGGCTTGCGTTCGTTGTATTATCCGTGTGAGCGGCATTGATTGTAGTATTAACGAACGCAATATTATTGAACGGAGTAGTGTTGTCCGTGTGACTATTTGGTGTTGTGTTATCCGTGTGTGCTTTTGCTATATCTGTATGGCTTGCGTTGATTGTAGTATCTGTGTGTGCCGCGTTAATTGTAGTATTAACGAATGCAATATCTGTGTGAGATGCTGGGGTGGTATTGTCGGTGTGTGCTGCTGTTACGTCGGTGTGACCACGACGAGCGTTTCCTGCCGATGATATCCATTGCCAGAATGTGGTTTGCACCCATACTGAACCTGGTTTTGATCCCGCTGCTACACCCAAATCGGTGTATGCAATTGTACGGTCAACACCAGTAGCAGAAATATAATGAAAATCATTTCCGTCTACCCAAATTGAACCAGCCTTAGCTCCCGCAGGACTAGACCCCGCAGTACCAGTGTAATAGTACTCGTTTCCAGTTGCGTCAATAAATCTAAAGGTTTCACCATCTACCCAAATACTACCAGGTGCTTTAGCCATATATTAAACTCTCCACATAACGTCTACCTCTATATAAGTAGTATTTTCCATACCTTTACTTATAAAATAACGTTATACACACGTAAATGTTCCTAAACAACCTACTGGTCTTGCGGCACAAACCACAGAATATATACTACTATTTGGGTTTGTATATGTATTTGACCCCGATGACGGAGCCCCTTCCGTACAGGTTACAAATCCTGCTGGACATTCGGCGTCCACACCACGACTTCCTTGCGGTCCTGTGGTACCTTGTACACCAGTAATACCCGTAATACCGATGACTCCAGATGCCGCCGCTCCTGCAGAAACACCACCAGTACCTACAACACCAGTTGCTCCTTGTGGACCACTTGGACCTGTAGAACCCGTGGTTGGTAATCCTATTGGACCTGTTGGACCTGTAATGCCCACCAAATTAGTCAATCCTGTTGGTCCTGTGATTCCAATAATACCAGTTGCACCAGTAATACCCACCACACCAGTAGCACCTGTTGCTCCAGTTGGCCCAGTAGCGCCTGTGGAACCCGAAGTAAATGAAGCAATACCAGTTACACCAGAAATACCTGTAACACCAATTACACCAGTAATTCCTATTGGACCTGTTGGGCCTGTAGAACCTGTGACACCTGTTGGGCCTGTAATACCAGTAATACCGATTACACCTTGCGGTCCTGTTGGACCTGTTGGACCTGAACTAGTTAGCCCAGTTGGACCTGTTGCGCCCGTTGGTCCTGTAGAACCTGACCCTGCCAATCCAGTTGCACCTTGTGGTCCTGTTGGTCCTTTATCACCTTGTGGTCCAGTTGGTCCAGGACCATATGATGCTGTCAACACATTCACATTCACAGCATACGTTGCGGTAAATGCTAAACTACTGATAAGTGCTGTACTTGCAGTTGTTGGTGTACCTAGTGGAAAAAATTGCGACATAGTGTATTATAGGAATGCGTTACTGTGAGCGGCCGCAACATTTGAGTGTGGTGTAGTACTATTTGTAAATGGTGTTGTACTGTCGGTATGTGAAGCTGGAGTGGTACTTACTATATTCGTGTGTGATGCGTTAATGGTAGTATCGGTATGTGATGCTGCAATATCCGTGTGACTTGCGTTGATTGTAATATCCGTGTGACTTGCGTTAATCGTAATATTACTAAATGCGATATCGCTGTGATCTGCTGGTGTTGTATTATCTGAATGCGCTGCACCTATATTAGTGTGACCAATATTAGTATGTGGAATAGTGGTGTTTACGAACCCAATATTACTAAACGCAATATTGTTAAATGGTGTGGTATTGTCAGTGTGTGATGCACCGATGTTAGTATGAGATATATTTGAGTGAGATATATCTGTGTGTGATGTTGCTATATTACTATGTGCAATATTTGTATGAGCTGCTGCGATATTTGAGTGTGCACTAGTATTATCTAAATGCGATGCTGGTGAATAGTTGTCTGTATGTGCTGCCGTACCGTCTGTATGCCCAATATTTGTATGTGATACATTGGTGTGTGATTTTGCTATATTACTAAATGAAGTATTAAGAAATGCCTGATTACTATGAGCGATATTGGTATGAGCTGCTGCAATATTATTAAATGGTGTGGTATTGTCAGTGTGTGCCGGATTTTGTGTAAAATCAGTATGCGCAGCGTAGACATTCTCAAACGCTATATCGGAGTGGCCTATATTTGTATGTGTTGGACCTGGCATTATTTATTCCCTATTATAAACATTTATTATATACCGATGCACGTATTACCGAAGCAACCACAGTTTGGATAACATTCACAGAACGAATCACATTCAGACGGATCTCCACCAGGACATTGCGAACATTGTGCCGGTGTATAACTATTCACGAACGGTATATCTCCATGCGCTACGTTTTGATGTGCCGTGTAATTATCTGTGTGTGATGCGTTGATTGTAGTGTTGGTGTGAGCTGAACCAATATTAGTATGTGGAGTATAACTATTACTAAATCCTGTATTAGAGAACGCAATATCCGTATGACCCACGTTTGTATGTGGAGTATACGAGTTAGAGAATCCTGTGTTTGAGAATGCAATATTACTATGTGGTGTTGTACTATTTGTATGTGCTGGTGGACCGTAATCGTCTTTATGAACTGCACCTTTAGCAATGTTTGAATGTGGAGTATACGAATTACTAAATCCTATGTTACTAAATGGTATAGTGGTATTTGTGAATGCAATATTACTAAACGCGATATTATTAAATGGTGTAGTATTATCTGTATGTGCTGCTCCGATATTCGTATGTGATATATTGCTGTGTGAAATATCCGTATGTGATTTTGCAATATTAGTAAATGCGATATTATTAAATGGTGTGGTATTATCAGTATGTGCGGCGTTAATTGTAATATTACTATGCGCAATATCACTATGTGATGCATTAATTGTTGTGTCACTATGTGATGCGTTAATAGTCGTATTTACGAATGGTGTAGTATTATCTGTATGTGATGCTGGTGTTGTGGTAACAATGTCACTATGTGATGCATTAATGGTAGTATCTGTGTGTGCTGCTGCGATATCAGTATGACTTGCTGCAACGTCACTGTGAGGAACGGTGATATCGGAATGTGTTTGATTACATGATCCTGTTATGAAAAATACAGCTCGACCAGCGTTTCCTTGTGGTCCCGTTGGTCCGATAACACCAGTAGGACCAGTTGCTCCAGTTATACCAACTATTCCGAATGTATTTGGACCAGAAGATCCAGATGGTCCGATTGCACCAGTTGCTCCTGTTGGTCCCACTGGTCCTGTTGGTCCTGCTGAACCAGATGGACCCGTTGCACCTGTTGCTCCAGTTGGCCCCACACCAGTTGGACCCGTGCTTCCTTGTACACCAGTTGGACCAGATGAACCAGTTGGGCCTGTAACACCTGATACACCTATGATACCAGCAGTTATACCAACACTACCTGTTGGGCCTGTTGGACCTGTTGCTCCAGTTGCACCTGTTGCACCACGAATACCAGATGGTCCTGTAATACCTATTACACCCGTAGAACCCGTAATACCAGTTGGTCCTGTTGGACCTGTTGCTCCAGTAATACCACTTGGTCCAGTCGGACCTGTTGACCCTGACGTTTGTGGTCCTGTTGAACCAGAAGTACCCAAAACACCAGTTGATCCAGAAATGCCTGTTGGACCCGTTGGACCTGTTGGACCTGTTGCTCCTTGCGGACCACTTGGACCTGTGGCACCCGTGGACCCACCCAGTGCGTATGACGCCGTAGAGAACGCAGAACCACTATTAATTGCAATAGATGCGGTAGCTGTTACTCCGACTCCTATTGCAAACGAACTAGTAGTTGGTACACCGAACGGAAAAAATTTAAACGTCATAACACTTTCTCTCTATTATGGTGTGTTCGCACCAGTTGGACCAGTAGCTCCCACAGCTCCTGTTGGACCCGTAGCACCAGTTGCACCTGTTGCACCTGTTGGCCCTGTAAATGCGGTTCCTTGTGCACCTGTTGGTCCTGTTGGACCTGTAACACCAATTGTACCTTGTGGACCAGAAGAACCAAATGGACCTGACGGCCCTGTTACACCTGTTGGACCTTGGATACCTGATACTGCGACACCAATTGCACCAGTTGGACCCGTAGCACCAGTAACACCTTGCGGCCCTGCAATACCTTGAATACCTGTTGGACCACTTGGACCTGTTGCTCCTGTCGGACCAGTTGCACCTGTGATACCGATAATACCTGTTGCACCTGTTGGTCCTGTTGGACCTGTACTACCTGAAACTCCTATTGGTCCTGTTGGACCAGTTGATGCAGCTCCAGTTGCTCCTGTAGCGCCAGTTGGTCCTGTAATACCAGTTGGTCCTGTTGGACCTGTTGCTGATCTTGGGCCTGTTGGACCTGTGGTGCCACGTGGACCTGTTGGACCTATACCTGTTGGTCCTGATACACCTGTAATACCTTGTACTACCGACGTTTGCCCAACAGGACCAGTTGGACCACCACCAGTTAGTGAAAACGATGCGGTGGTTCCAGACAGCACGAATGATGCAGTTTGTGCTGCGGACCCCGTGAATGCAAATGACGAACTAAATGTTCTATACGGAAAAAATCTTAACATAGTATTCTAATATAAATATTCACCAACAAGTTGTCTACTTTGTTTTTACTGCGTTATAGCGTGCCATTTTCCAATTGGACATGAAGAAGTTGCAATTTGTGTTTTTGTTTTCATAAAACACCCACATTTTTCACAACGAAAACTATCTTGTGTTAAAAATTCACAACCACGACACGTTTCAAATCTATTGTATGCAATATCCGCATCTACTAATACAGGTAATCCAACTGCTGCATTTTTACCTGCGTGCCACATTTCTTTTGCAAAATTACGTGCTTGTTGAAACAATGAAGGAAACTTTGATGTATCTTCGTTCTTTACCAAATTTTCTGTTCGTTCGTAACTTTCCATCTTATCCGCACCGTATGCAGCCTCTGCATAGGACATCCCCTGCCTCATTTTGATGGCCGTTACAATATCTATTGGTGCGTCCATCGCTCTTGCACCTTGACGATAAAAAAGTGGTGTATAATTTTTTGGTGCGAAATAATACACCGCTTGTGTCATTGGGCGTGGAAACATAATTGGTTCTTCACGATAACAAATGGTGTGTAAATGTACTGGGTTCTGTTGACCCTTGATTTGATTTTCCAAATCAGTCAAGAATTTACCCTTGTAATTTTCACACCCCTCGGCCACAATAACAGCGATAACTATATGTTGTGCCGTATCAATTAGTTCTTGTAACTCACGAAACATTTGTACGCTCATAACTTTAATCCTCTAATGAAAATATGTAAACCGATCCTGATATGGTTCCTGTGCCAGATCCATTTGTAATTGTGTAATATGTTATTTGGTCTGCCGACAATAATGCTGGATTTAATAAATCTGCATCATTTCTACCAATGAGTATAGGTGTCATTGGTGTCTTTGCAACATCTTCCATATAAAAGTCAGCGATAAGTCCGTTACTCTGTGATGGTTCTGTTGTAAATGACCTAGAAATTTCACCAACATCGTCTCTATAACTTTGACTAGTGTATAGTCGTAATCTAATAGGTGCAACTGTTGGTTCCACTGCGTATGCTAGATATGTTCGTGGTGAACTAATACTACCAGTTCTGTGACTACCAGATGCTAATCCCGATGCACTAATAATTAATGTCTTGTGTGTATCTACTCCTACTAAATTACTTACCGCAGGATCTTCCATCAAAAATCTAGTAAGTGTTATTTTATCTCCAGCATCTAGATTTGCTCCAGAACTGGAATCAATAGTGTAATATATACTACTCTTAATAGGATTGTCAAGGTTCACCCCAAAGACAGGAGGAGCCAAACGAAATAACGATTCGTTATCTAAACTAATATCTGTTATTAAACTAATTGCCGATGGGATACTTTGCGAAATAAATGGTCTTGCTAATTCCGTGCCGTCATTACGACTACCAGAATCCATATATAATCTTATACGGCAGATTTTGGAACCTTGCACAGCAGTAATAGCAAATACACGGCCCATTTCAATTGACCCTGTATACTGAACACTTGCTGTTTCTATTGGAATTATTATATTTTCACGCTTTAGTGCTGCTGCCCCAGCGAGAATTTGTTCATTAAGACCCATATTTAATAAAACCTCTTATTAAGTTGCGTATTGATTAGTTCCAACAGGAACCACCAATCTATACTCTAATCCACTACCTGATACTATTCCCGAGAATTGTGAACCAGACATAATTGATTTATCTGCCGTAAATGTTCCTGTTAACGTTGGACTTGCACTCATTACCACATTACCAGTTCCGGTAATTGCATTACTGACCAATCCATCACTACCATTTGTAAATACTGCTTGATTTGCAGTTAAGTTTGATGCTGTTACGATAGATGCGTTTATCGTTGTTGCATTTACTGTTGCCGGTGCGATATCTTGTGATGCAATTAATGCAACTGTCTGTGCGGATGATGAAACAACTCCACTTAATTTATTAGTAATTGAGTTGTAATCAATTTGACCAGAACTTGTTACCCAACCAGGATATTGTGCTGATGATGATACTGTTCCACCAGGTAATAGTGGTTGAACTTGACCAGAACTACTGACGATACCCGCGTTGTAGTTAACCGATGACCAGACAACTTGTGTTGAACTAGTGACCCATCCTGGATATTGTGCTGATGATGTGACGGTTCCATCAGGAAGTAATGGTTTGACTTGCGTAGAAGAAGATATAACACCAGATAATTTATTTTGTATTGAGTTATAGTCAATTTGACTTGATGCGGTGACCCAACCAGGATATTGTGCTGATGATGATACCGTTCCGCCAGGAAGAAGTGTTGGTACTTGTGCTGACGATGATACTACCCCAGGAAGTGCATCCTTCGCACGTTGATTGGTAAAATATAAGTTAATACCTTCTGTTAAGTTGGTAGTGGTTGCCGTTCCTAAGAAACTTGCCGAATGTACATTTTCTGCATTTAACTTGGTCTTAACTCGTGCATCTGTGTAATAAAGATTTATGCTACCTTCATTTAATCCATCAGTACTGACCGCAAGTGACCCAGATACCCCAAGTGCTAAACTTGCAGTTGCTGCGTAACTTGCACTAGTAACTAATACGTTTGAAATTTGATTTGAACTTGATACTGTTCCAATTGGTAATCTATTGACAACTTGTTGTGAACTACTGAGAACTGAAAGTGAGTCAATATAACTTAATACTAAGGAATTTGCGTAATACTTGTTAGTTGATCCTTGTGTTAAATTATCAGTGGTTGCGGTACCAAGGAAACTACCAGAATGAACAACATCACCACTCATCTTGGTTTTTACTCGTGCATCCGTGTAGTAAAGATTAGTGACACCTTCTGGTAAGTTATTAGTAGTTGCGGTACTCATAAAACTACCAGAGTGTACTGTACCAAGTTGTGCTGCTACTGCAGTTGCAAAGTTTGCTGTTGCACCTGCATTAATTTGACCAGAACTTGATACTGTACCTGCTGGTAAATTATTTGCAATTTGTGTTGAACTGCTAAAAACACCAGAAAGTTTATTGGTGATTGAGTTGTAGTCAATTTGACTTGATGCGGTGACCCATCCAGGATATTGTGACGATGCGGATACTGTACCTGCTGGTAGTTGTGTTGATGATGAAATTATACCACCAGGAAGTGCTGCATTTGCGATATTAGTTAATTGACTACCGTTACCTTGGAATGATCCTGTAAATGCACCCGATACAGGTGAATTGGTTCCAATTGCTGACCCAGATGGTCCAATAGATAACGCACCACCATTATCTCTAATTGCTAATGAGCCAAGATATAACGTTGAACCAGAAAGATACAAGTCTCTAAACTTTAAGGTTGGTGAACCTAAATCAAAGGTATCAGTAACTGCGGGAACTATATGAGACGATGTGATGGATCCTGTAACTTTTAGCCCACCAACGATACCCACTTGTGTTCCGTTATCACTAATTTGTGAATTTACAATGTGGTCACCAGTTAGTCCAGCCTTTGGTAATAAATTAGGTGTTAAGAACTGTTCACTACCCAACGCACCAGTATTTTCCGGACCTGTAATCAATATACTACTGGTATTACTGGTTCCTGCGTGGACATATAACCATACATTATTTACACTGTCCCAGAGAAGTGAACCAGATTGTCCAGCAGAAGCAGAATCAAATACTGTTAACCCACCGTAACGAAGTACATCGGTAGTATTTAGTGTAATGGTATTTGATCCTACGTTAAGTTGCGACGAGGTAACATACGTAACAGACGAGGTTCCTTGTACTGTTAAGTCACCAGTAATTGTTGTAGAACCTGAGATAATTTGATTACCAATAAAGGTATTTGATCCAGTGGTTGCTATAGCTCCAATACCAGTAGTGTTTTGTACAATTATTTGTGATGATGCGGTAACCCATCCTGGGTATTGTGCCGATGCCGATACAGTTCCACCAGGTAATGATTGAACTACTTGTGTAGATGAAGTAATCCATCCAGGATATTGTGCCGATGCACTTACTGTTCCATCTGGTAAAAATGCTTTAACTTGTGCTGATGCGGAAACTGTATCTGCTGGTAATAATGGTTGAACTTGTGCTGATGTAGAAACAACACCACTTAATTTGTTTGTAATTGAGTTATAATCAATTTGACTTGATGCGGTCACCCATCCTGGGTATTGTGCCGATGCACTAACTGTTCCACCAGGAAGTAATGGTTGAACTTGTGTTGAACTTGATACTACACCAGCAGGTAATGCTGCTGTTACTTGTGCGGAGGACGAAACTGTTCCACCAACAGTTCTAAAACGTAATAGTTGGTTACCTGAATCGTTTGTGACAATAATACCATCTGCACCACCAGATGCACTAATAAAAATACCATTTACAATAGTAAACGATTGATTACCATCTCCACCAAACGTATTAACTGTAGGTTGCCCCGTTACAGCTTGATAATTAATTTGACCAGAACTACTGACTACGGTTTCACTATCTAATTTTGATTTTACACGTGCGTCAGTATAATATTGATTTGTTCCTTCTGTAATATCACTTGTGGTAAGCGTTCTAGTTCCACCGAGTGAAACTGCACCACCGTTGATTGTAATAGAACTATTATTTAATGCTGCGTTTGGAATTCCAAATAGTTGTGCACCACTACCACTAAATACACTCGTTGTTCTAATACTACCCGTTGCTAATATACCACCAAGTTCTAAAGAGGAACCAGAAATTGCACTAACGAACTGACCAGAACTACTGATAAGACCTGCTGGTTTATTAAGAATATTTACGAAGTCTCTGGCGTCATTTGTTAGTTTTTCTTTTTCGATAGATGCGTTTGCAATAGCGAAACTTGCTGTGATAGATCCCGAAGAAATATTAACTGCGGCACCGAATGTAACGTCATCATTAAATGTAACGTTAGTACTACCAGATGTAGCAAGTTCGATATTATTGACTTTTAATAAACTCATATTAGACTCAAACTAAAGTGTATACACCCCCGTATAAATATCATTTTATACCGGAATAAACGAAAAAAGGCACCCGTCTGGATGCCTTTTTTACCATAAAATATCAACTTTTATTAGGTTGCGTATTGGTTAGTTCCGACTGGAACCACTAATCTATATTGTAATCCACTACCTGATACTATTCCTGAGAATTGCGACCCAGACATTACAATGTTATTTGCAGTAGCCGTACCAGTTAATGTTGGACTTCCTGCAAATACTAACGCACCCGTACCTGTTTCATCTGTGACTGCTGTTGCTAAATTTGCAGAACTTGGTGTTCCCAAGAATGTCGCTACGTTAGCACCCAATCCTGATATACCAGTAATTGTTACCTGACTTGATGCGGTGACCCAACCAGGATATTGTGCTGAACTTGATACGGTTCCATCAGGAAGTAATGGTTTTACTTGTGCCGAACTACTGACGATACCTCCGTTGTAGTTTACTGATGACCAAACAATTTGTGTTGACGAAGTTACCCATCCTGGATATTGTGCGGAACTACTAACAGTTCCAACTGGAAGCAGTGGTTGAACTTGTGTTGATGAAGAAACAACACCGGATAATTTATTTTGTATAGAGTTATAGTCTATTTGTGCCGATGAAGAAACCAATCCAATAAACGACCCACTAATATTTCCACCCAAGACACGAATAGAACCAGTAACACTCATTACATCGTCAGCTGTATCACCAAATTTGGTAGAACCAGATTCATAAATAATCGATGAAGAAACATATTCTGTATTAATTTCTTGTGCGGTTAATGTTCCTTCAACTCGTAAATTATTTGGGAAATAGAATGAGGAATTACTAAAAGTAACTCCAGTAATAGCATTTAATGCCACTTGTGATGACGCACTAATAGTTCCTGCTGGTAATAGCGGAACAATTTGTGTTGATGACGATACTACCCCACTTAACTTATTTTGAATACTATTATAGTCAATTTGACTTGATGCGGTTACCCACCCAGGATATTGTGCTGATGAGGTTACTGTACCACCAGGAAGAAGTGGCTTAACTTGTGTTGAAGAAGAAACAACACCAGCAAGTTGCCCTTGAATAGTTGCATTAATTGCGTAGGAACTTGTTTGACTTGCTAAATTATCAATACGAGCAGTTTGTCCTGCATCTACTGTTGCTAGTGATGAACTAAATGTAGAGTATCCAGTAGTTGCTGTAATGTCTACTTGACCAGAAGCACTTACTGTACCACCAGGAAGTAATGGTTTTACTTGTGTTGAAGAAGAAACAACACCAGCAAGTTGTCCTTGTATTGTTGCGTTGATTGCATACGAACTGGTCAAACTCGCCAAGTTGTCAATACGAGTAGTTTGTCCTGCATCTACTGTTGCTAGTGATGAACTAAATGTAGAGTATCCCGTAGTTGCGGTGATATCAACTTGATTTGATGCACTAACTGTTCCACCAGGAAGAAGTGGCTTAACTTGTGTTGAAGAAGAAACTACTCCCGCAAGTTGACCTTGAATAGTTGCGTTAATTGCATACGAACTGGTCAAACTTGCTAGATTATCAATACGAGTAGTTTGTCCTGCATCAACTGTTGCCAACGAGGAACTAAATGTTGAATAGTTGGTTGTTGCTGTGATGTCTACTTGTCCAGATGATGATACCGTTCCACCAGGAAGTAATGGTTTAACTTGAGCCGACGATGATACGACACCAGCAAGTTGTCCTTGTATTGTTGCGTTAATTGCATATGAACCAGTTGCTGCGTTCAGTGCGTTGATAGAAACATCTTGCAAATCATTTTTAGTTGCAATTGATGAACTAAATGTAGAGTATTCTGAGGTGGCAGTTAAACTAACTTGACCAGAACTTGATACTGTCCCACCAGGAAGTAATGGTACTACTTGTGCAGAACTACTTACAACACCACTTAACTTGTTAGTAATATTATTATAATCTATTTGTGATGATGCAGTGACCCATCCTGGGTATTGTGCTGATGAGGAAACAGTTCCATCAGGAAGAAGTGGTTTAACTTGTGTGGAACTTGATACTACACCAGCAAGTTGCGATTGTATTGTTGAGTTGATTGCGTAGGAACTTGTTTGACTTGCCAAGTTATCGATGCGAGTGGTTTGGCCAGCATCTACGGTGGCTAGTGATGAACTAAAGGTAGAATATCCAGTTGTTGCGGTAATATCAATTTGTGCTGAACTCGTGACCCATCCTGGATATTGTGCTGAGCTACTTACTGTTCCTCCAGGAAGTAGTGGTTGAACTTGTGTTGAACTACTGACGATACCTGCTGGAATATTTGATAAGGTATTATAGTTGACGCCAAATACTCCAGCACCGCTACCAGAAAGTGATGCGGATACTGCTGTTGCATTAATTGTTATTGCCGTAATACCATCATTTGTTGCTAAACTACCAGTAAGTGAATAACTACCATTTAATGACTTTGTATTATTCCACGTTGCCCCAGTATATACCAACAAGTCACCAATAGCTGGACTACTAATACCGACATCAGATAATCCTGCTAACGTGGTTGCTACTGGTTGTGTTCCACCCGATCCAACACCAGCAATGTTACGGAACAATCCAGCTTGAATAATAGTACAATCCGTCGCGTTTAGTAAGTCACGATTACTACCACCTTGAATTACGATGTATCCGATGAATACAGCATTAGCTGCCGTATCTGGTGCTTCCGTGAATGGTTCCGTATTAATTGCGTTAACTGCATTGAGTAGTGTGCTGTATGCGGTGTTACCATAATAGACAATAAACGCGTTGGTTGGTGACCCTGGAACCCAGAATACGCGTTGAATAGACCAATTACTTAAACCAATTGATGTTAATAACCCCGTTGCTGTATCAACGCGGTTTTGGTTATCGAGAGTGGGATATCCTGATCCACTAGCACCCGTATCAATAACAGGAGTTGATCCTGAGATATAATAACGATATATCTTAGATATTGTAATATCACTTTCTTCTGTGACCGTGTTGGGATGGTTTGGATTATTTGCATAATTTGACCCTTCACGATATGATGTACCAGCGGTCTTTTTAATACTAAGTGATGGGCTACTACCACTTGCTTGTAAGGTGTGACCAGAAACTTTTAGTGGACCAAATGATCTAAAGAAGTCGTCCGCCTTTTGCGGAGCTCCATATGAAATTTGTGGAGCGTTATATGCTCCTGTTGATATTGATGCACTTGAATGTAAAATAACACCTAAATTGATTTGGGTATCAAATTGATTGATGTCGGTACTACCCCAAGGAACAACTTGTTGTATAACATTACCTGCAACATCTAATCCAACGTAGGTAATCTTTGCTGAACCCGAAAACGTAATAGGAACGTTGGTTTTTGCGTCCCATCGAACCAACTTAATTGTTGGATATGGGTCTTGGGTTGTTGATGCGTTAAGAGTTACAACAATACCTTCACCTGCACTGATATTAAACGTGGTAGATCCTGTTGTTGTTGTTAGTATTCCACCCTTTAATAGACCCGTGTAGAGGTTACTTTCTAACCAACGTAAACGAGTAACGTTATTATATCCAGCACTATTTTGAGAGAAATATAAATCTTGGGTTGACCCACTAACATAAATGTAGGATGCGGAAATTGAGGTATCAATATTACTGGTGACTGGGTTAAACTTTGCATATCCAGTAAATTCTGTATCTCCGTAAATTTGAATATTTGGAGTCGAGGTAATTGCTGCACCAGAGACAACTAAACTACCAGATAACGTAGTGCTTCCTACTAAACTATTTGACCCACTAGTAAATAAACTACCTGTAACGGTTTGAGTACCATTAAATGTGTTTGATCCTGTAGTTGCAATTGTTGCAATACCTGTAGTATTACGTACATCAATTTGTGATGACGCAGTGACCCAACCAGGATATTGTGCGGAACTTGATACAGTTCCACCAGGAAGTAATGGTTTGACTTGTGTTGAAGAAGAAACAACACCAGCAAGTTGTCCTTGAATAGTTGCGTTAATTGCGTATGAACTGGTTGCTGCATTTAATGCACCGATAGATACGTCTTGTGTATCGTTTTTGGTTGCAATTGATGAACTAAAGGTTGAATAACCACTAGTTGCGGTAATATCTACTTGACCAGAACTTGATACTGTGTCTGCTGGTAAGTATGCTTTTACTTGTGCACTGCTTGATGCAACTCCAGCAAGTTGGCCTTGAATAGTTGCGTTAATTGCATACGAACTGGTCAAACTTGCTAGATTATCAATACGAGTGGTTTGACCTGCATCAACTGTTGCCAACGATGAACTAAATGTCGAGTAGTTGGTAGTTGCTGTAATATCTACTTGATTTGATGCACTAACTGTTCCATCAGGTAATAATGGTTGAATTTGCGTTGACGAAGAAACAACACCAGACAGTTTATTTGTTATTGAGTTATAATCTACTTGACCAGAACTTGATACTGTCCCTGCTGGTAGATTTGCGGCTACTTGGGCAGCTCCAGATACTATTCCAGAAGGAATATTAGATAGGAACGTATAATCTAACGAACCACTAAGCGCTGAACCTGTAATCTGACCTGCTATAATTGGCATTAGTTAATCTCCGATAACATAAATCTAAACTTCTTACCAGACTTGTTATTGATAATGTATAGATGTTCTTCACCTTCTTGAATAGTCCAGTTACCTGTTGTTCCATCTACGGTATTACCTGAAGAACCTTCATTAGATAATATTAAGTCACCCGTGTATATGTTTGCCCATCTCTTATCAGGTGCACCCAAGTTATAAGTATTATCTGCGGTTGGAGTGATATGATTTGAACTACTTACTCCAGCAAATGTTGGGGTATCAGATGTTTGTACACCCAAATCAACGTCAGTTAACTGAACACCATTTAATGTTAATCTTACAGTACCTTGGTTTGGTGATGCGAATGCCGAACTACTGTATACACCACTCAACTTATTCGTAATAGAATTGTAATCTATTTGTGATGATGCAGATACTAGTGTTGGTTTACCATCAATATTTGTATATGCTACATATGATGCTGTATTTGCATTTTCTACGGTTCCTGCGGTTGCTAATGCAAATGAAGCTGTAGTTGCGAAACTTGCTGTTCCAAGTAATGAACCAGTAATACCACCAGTTGATACCAATGAACCAGTTACGTGTGCTCCGTTATCATCTACTCTAAACTTTTCAGTCCAAGTTGCACCATTAAATGATGCGATATGGAAGTTTGCACCACTATTATTTCTAATATCATATACAAACTCTGCACCACCACGTTGATTTAGTGCCGTGTAGTTATTTCCAAATGTTTGATAATATGCACCGTAAATGGAGCTACCATCAAAGAACCCAAACAACATATTGTTAGTGTTATCGTTATTATAAACTAATGGGAACGATGAACTTAAGAATACGTTTCCAATTATTGTTTGTGTTGCGGTAAATGTGTTTGAACCAGTAGTTGCAAGTGTTGAAATACCAGTTGTGTTACGAACATCTACTTGACCAGAACTTGATACTGTTCCTGCTGGAAGTAGTGGTTGAATTTGTGATGAACTACTTACCACACCACTTAATTTATTTTGAATTAAGTTATAATCAATTTGTGATGATGCTGTTACAGTTCCTGCTGGTAATACCAATCCACCACTAATTGTTCCAAGAACGCTTAATGAACCTGTAAATTGATGTGTATCGTCTGCTGTATCACCGAACTTAGTTGAACCAGATTCGTAAATAATAGATGATGTTACGTATTCGGTTTGTATTTCTTGAGCGGTAAGTGTTCCAGCGACAGTTAAGTTTTGTGGGAAAGTAAAGTTTGCTGTTGCAAATGTGGTTCCTGTAATACTATTTAATTCTATTTGACTTGATGCGGTTACCCATCCTGGGTATTGTGCGGAACTTGATACTGTTCCGTTAGGAAGTAGTGGTTGAACTTGTGCACTACTTGATACAACATCACTTAACTTATTTTGAATTGAGTTATAGTCAATTTGACTTGATGCGGTTACCCATCCTGGGTATTGTACGGAACTTGAAACAGTTCCACCAGGTAAGAACGCCTTGACTTGGGTAGAACTACTGACCAAATCTGCTGGTTTATTTGCTACAGAATTCCAATCACTTGCTGCACCAGGAACATAACTTGCTGTTAATGCAAATGATGACGTTGCTGGTATAAATGTTATACTGGTTGCTGCGCTTGCGGTAGTTGCAAATGACGCCGATGTTGCTGTAGTTGCACTACCCGTTAATGAACCAGTAAATCCACCGTTTAATACATTTAAACTACCAGTTAATGAAAGTGTTCCCGATACGGCCATCGACCCATTGAAGGTCATTGTATCTGCGGTGGTAGTTAATGAACCACTAATTACTTGATTACCAACAAATGTATTTGAACCAGTTGTTGCTAACGCACCAATACCAGTGGTATTTTGCACCACAATTTGTGCGGAACTAGTGACCCATCCTGGGTATTGTGCTGAACTTGAAACGGTTCCACCAGGAAGTAATGGTACTACTTGTGCTGATGCGGAAACTACACCAGATAATTTGTTGGTAATATTATTATAATCAATTTGTGATGATGCGGTTACCCAACCAGGATATTGTGCCGATGCACTTACAGTGCCACCAGGTAAGAACGCCTTGACTTGGGTAGAACTACTTACGATATCTGCTGGTTTATTTGCTAATGATGCCCAGTCACTTGCTGCACCTGCTACATAACTTGCGGTTGTTGCAAATGATGCTGATGTACCACTTAATGAGTTAAATTGTGTTGATGAAGATATTACACCACTTAACTTATTTTGTATACTATTATAATCAATTTGCGCAGAACTTGTGACCCAACCAGGATATTGTGCTGAACTTGATACTGTACCGAGTGGTACGTTTTGTGCATTTAGTGCAAATGATGCTGTGGTTGCAAACGATGCTGTTGTTGCTGTATTAGCATTTCCGATCAAATTACCAAGGAACGACCCAGTAAATGCACCAGATACAGGTGAAAGAGTCGATGACCCCGATGGTGTTATAGATAATGTACCATTATTATCAGAGATTGCGAGCGTGCCAAGATATAAAGTAGAACCAGAAAGATATAAACTTCTAAACTTTAATGATGGTGAACCTAGGTCAAATACAGAATCATTTGATGGTAATATACTACCACTGATATTTACACTACCTGTTATTTCGTGTTGATTACTTGCTTTTAATGTTAACTTACGATTGGCGTAAGTGTCACCACCTGCGAAAATAGTAACGTTACTATTTGCGGTTGATGTACCAACTACTAAATTACTACCTGTGGTATACAGATAACCGTCTCCTGGTAAATCATAAATTCTATTACCAACGTAGTTATCACTATTGATACCCATATCAATGTAACCAAAATCTTCTGTACCTAATGGTGTTACTGCAACTATGTCAGACGATACAGAAGAACCTGTACTTAAGTTACGAACATTGATTTGTAAGTAATTGTTAATTGTTGCGTGTGCAGTGATTAAATTATATGAATTTGTTAGACCACCATATAAACCAAAGATATCTGGTGCGGTTTCGTCAAAGAATGTAGTTCCACCAAATATAATACTAGAACCAGTTTGATATAATCTACTTCTAAATAACGTGTTTGCTGTATTAAAGAATGGAATATAGTTTGTAGTTCCACCGCTAACTGCTGTTGCAAATGATGCGGTCGTTGCTATACCAGATAACGAACCAGTAAATCCTTGTGTTGCTGTAAGACTACCAGTGATGTCGTGTAAATTATTTGCTCGTAATTCTACTTTTTTATCCGATGGAGTATCACCGCCAGTAAATAATACTACACTTCCTGTATCACTTGCAGAACCTACTACTAAATTTCCACCTACTGTATAAAGGTATGCATCACCCGCAACATCATAAATTTCCGTACCAACATAATTGTCATCATTGATACCCATATCAATGAAGCCAGATGTTTCTGTTCCTAGTCTCTTAACCGCAACTATATCTGATGATGCAGAAGAACCTGTACTTAAGTTACGAACATTTATTTGTAAGTAGTTGTCAATTATTGCGTGCGCAGTGATTAAATTAAATGAGTCTGTTATACCACCGTACAAGCCAAAGATATCTGGTGCGGTTTCATCATAGAATGTCGTTCCACCAAATATAATACTAGAACCAGTTTGGTATAATCTACTACGTGTAAGTGTATTTGCTGATGACCAAAGTGGTATATAATCTTCTGTTCCACCACTTACTGCTGTAGACAACGATGCGGTAGCTGAATATGAGGCAGATGTACCAGTTAATGCATTAAACTGAGTTGAGGAGGATATTACACCACTCAACTTATTAGTGATTGCGTTATAATCAATTTGTGCGGAACTAGTGACCCATCCTGGGTATTGTGCAGAACTACTGACGAGTCCTGCAATAATTGGACCTGCAGGACCAGTTGGACCTGTAACACCTGCTGGTCCTGGTGCACCTGCCAAACTTACTTGCCATGCTGTGTATGTACCCGAACCAGTAGCCGTTGTAATATTAGCTACTAATTGACCTGTTCCACTATCGTATGAGGTAACACTACCTTCCATTTTGTTACTATTATCGAATGCGATAATAACAGATTGACCAATACTATATGCAAGTCCCGTTGCAATAGTTAATGTTTTTGAACCAGTTCCGATAGAAAGTGATGTGCTACTGGTTGTAGAATAGATGTCACCAGGTAAACCAGTTGCACCAGTTGGACCCGTGGTTCCTTGTGGACCTGTTGGACCTGTGCTACCTGTTGGACCTACTGGACCTGTTGGACCTGTGGAACCTGTAACACCAGTTGCACCAGTAACACCAATTGGACCAGTTGCACCTTCTGAGCCTGTTACACCTTGTGGACCTGTTGGTCCTGTACTACCCGTTGGTCCTTCTGGACCAATTGGACCTGTGCTACCTGTTGGTCCAGCAGTACCTGCTGGACCTGTTGAACCCGTTGGTCCTGCAACACCTGTTGGTCCAGTTACACCAATTGGTCCTGTTGGACCTGTTATACCTTGTGGACCTGTACTACCAGTTGGCCCTTGAATACCTGTTGCACCTTGTACACCTGTTGGACCTGTTTCTCCTTGGTTACCTTCTGGTCCTTGTGGACCTGTACTACCAGTTGGACCTGTTGGACCTATTGGACCGACTGGACCTTGTGGACCAACACTACCAGATGGACCAGATGCACCTGTTGGGCCTTCTGGTCCTGTTGGGCCTGTACTGCCTGTTACACCTTGTGGACCTATTGGGCCTGTTGGACCTGTGGTACCTTGTGGACCTGTTGGGCCTGTAGAACCCGATGGTCCGTAGATATCACCAACGTCTACCCAAGAAGTTCCATTATATACCCATAAATCTTGACCAATAATAAATGCAGAACCAGTTGGCGCCGATGGAGGAAGGCTACCCGTATCTGGTAAACTACCACTAATATTTAATCCAGGACCAATTGGACCTGTTGGACCTGTGACACCTTGGATACCTTGCGGTCCTGTTGACCCTGTTGGTCCTTGGATACCTGTTGCACCAGTAATACCAATATCACCTTGTGGTCCTTGTGGACCTGTGCTACCAGTTGGACCTGTTGGGCCTATTGGACCAATTGAACCTTGTGGACCTGTATCACCTTGCGGACCTGTACTACCAGTTGGTCCTTGAATACCTTGAATACCCGTAGGACCTGTACTACCAGTTGGACCAGATGCACCTGTTGGACCTTCCGGACCAGTTGCACCTATTGGCCCCGTGATTCCTTGTGGTCCTGTACTACCTGTTACACCTTGTGGACCGATAGGACCAGTAGATCCAGTAACACCTTGAATACCTTGTGGTCCTGTACTACCTGTTACACCTTGTGGACCAATTGCACCAGTTGGACCTGTGACACCTTGAATACCTTGTGGACCAGTGCTACCAGTTGGTCCTTGCGCACCAGTAGGACCTGTGGTACCTTGTACACCTGTTGCACCTTGTGCACCTGTTAAACCTTGAATACCTGTTGCACCTTGACTACCTGATGGACCTGTTGGTCCCGTTGCACCACCTGGAGAGCCTGCAACACCCGTTGCACCACGAGGACCAGTTGCACCAGTTGGACCTGTTGCACCATCTCCACCACCACCTCCACCACCACCATTTAATGCATAACTTGCAGTCAATGCATAAGAAGAACTTACTGCGGAATCAGCGACATTTAAAAATGATCCTGAACCACCTAAGTTTCTGACAACTACATCTGGTTTTTGTATAACAACAGTAATATCTGGTAAGCTCATCTTTTATCTCGTTGCAGCTGGACGAACGGTGAGTGGTCCTTCTAAAATACGACGATTTACTGGGGTGCCTGAACCGCTTGTAATTAAAATATCATACACATATCTACGTTGTGTAAGATTTATTGTTTGATCTTCATTTAATGTAATACGTAAACTACCAGATGTATATGGTAAAACTTTTGCTACATTAAATGATGTAGCAATTTCATCTGTTGTATAATTTTCACGTACTTGACCAGTGATATTGTAATGTGTAATATCTAATGGTGTGCCTGAGACAGTTTGTAATAACGTTACGAGTACTTCAAATGTTTCCCCTTGACCCACTCGTAATTCTGTTAATTGTGGCATATTACACACCCAAGTTAAAAATATTTCTACCTCTATATAAGTATCATTTCAATTGATACAAATAGATTTTATAAGTAAAAATCCCCTTCGTGAGTATAGAACACCTGCATCACGAAGGGGATAAATACATCCTGAGTTTTTTGGATTAGTAGTTCAATACGCAGTAGTCTGGTTGAATTTCTAATTCAATTGCTACGTTATCACTGGTATCTGCCCATTC